GAGGAGTTGTTCCGGTACATCGTGGCCCTGGTCACGGCTGTGTCGCAGGCGGAGGTGGACTGATGGGTCTGTATCTGATCGCCGCTGCCGCGTTTGCGGTGGCTGCGGGAGCGTCCGCCCTGCCGTACCTGACTGCGGCCCGGTCGCCGGGAGTCTCGCCGGTTGACCGGGCCGGGTGGGTGAATCGCCTGTTCGTCCTTGCGGAGCAGGCGGAGGAGGCTGGGGAGGTGGCAGTGGCGTCGGCGGCACGGTCGCTGATCGCGGCCCTGGTGGCAGAGAAGGAACTCCCGAAGAAGGCCCGGTAGTCATGGCACGAACGGTAGCAATCTGGGCTGGCCTGCTGATCGGCATTGGTGCCATGACGGCGACCGTCTTGCCGGTGGCTTCGGTGGTGAAGCCGGTCGTGCCCGAGCCGTCTGGTGTCCTGGCTGGCGTGAGCCGTGCGGACGCGGAGATACTGCGGCAGTTCCACGCCGCCGTCGCGGACATTGTGGTGCGGGACGACTTCGCCAAAGACCCGGTGTTCAAGACGGTGTTCGACCTCCGGAACCGGTACAAGTGCGCCCTGTCGATGGCGTTTGAGAACACTGGCATGGTCGGCCGGTACGCCGGGTTGGGCTCGCGGCTCGATGAGTACCTGCTCGCGGCCGTCGGGGACAAAGACCTTCCGCTGACTCCCGAACTCCGGCAGTCCGCAGCCCGAGCGTTCACGGCCATCAAGTAGGTGGGGCATGACTGACTTCTATGCCTCGCCGGAGGACATCGTTCGGGCGTACAACGACGGGCTCGTGGGCTCGTACTGCGACCCGGATGCGACCGCCAGTCTGCTGCGGTCCCTTCCCATGCCGCTGTTTGGCAGCACGCTCTCTGGCAGCGGGGCCGGCAAACTGTCGCTCGCCTACAAGGCGGTCGTCCACTGGGAGACGGCGACAGGCCGCAAGCCCTACGACGAGACGCAGACGACGGGCGATTGTGTCAGCCATGCCGTGCGGGGTGCGGCGGACGTGGCCCGAGCCAACGACCCAGACCTGCACTCGACGGAGGACTGGGTAGACCGCACGGCGACGGAGCCGTTGTACGGGGCACGCGGCCATGGTGGGCAGGGGGCGACCTGCTCCCGCATCGTGGAGTGGGCGCACAAGACCGGCGGCTTGATGCTCCGCAAGAAGTACGAGTCGCTCGGGCTTGACCTCACGGAATACGACGCACCGGTCGGCATGCGGTGGGGTTCGCGTGGCGTTCCGTCAGAGGTGACGAGCGAGGCGAAGAAGCACCAGATCGGGACGATCAGTCTCGTGACGACATGGCAGCAGGCGAGGGACGCCATCGCCAACGGATACGGTCTGGTGTGCTGCTCAAACGTCGGGTTCGCCGGGATGCGGCGGGACAGCGACGGCATGATCCGCCCGTCTGGGACGTGGAACCACGCGATGCAATGGCACGCGGCGGACGACACTCGTCCGGGAGACTGCCGGTTCGGTGTACAGAACTCGTGGGGATGGAACGCTCACACCGGCCCGAAGGTGCATGACCAGCCGGAGGGGTCGTTCTGGATCGACCAGAGGACGGCCCAACGCATGATCGACCAGGGCGGAACCTATGCAGTATCGAACGTGGGTGGCTTTCCTAAGCGGACGCTCAAGGACTGGGGCGCACGGGAGATTCTCGGATGAAGATTTCCATCGCTACTGTCGCCGTATGGCTCGCGTTTGCCCCTGCCGCCCCCGCACCGCAGCCCAGTCCGCCGCAGGTGAAGTGCTGCGGCAAGTGCGGCGGGACGGGGATGGTGCCGACGGGCGACGGGATCACGCGGGTGTGGTGCCAGTGCCCGGCGACCTGTCCGTGCGCCAAGAACAGGCCCAAGCCACAGCAGTGCGTCAACGGAAAGTGCGTGAAGTAGCCATGCAGGCCGACGAACTGTGCGATTACGTCCGCCGCCGCCTGCCTGTCCGGACTCGTCTGGTGGGGAAGGAGCGGCTCAACGACTTGGTGCTGATCGCGGTGACGGAGTGGCCGATTGAGCCGCTGATGGCGGCGGGCAGGGGGTCGGGCGAGGAGGAGAAGATTCTGGACGCGACCACCAAGCGGGTGACTGCCACCTACGAGGCGCTGCGGGGGAGCGAGGAGACCTACGGGTTCTTCTGGACGCTCATTCTGTCGGCCGCCATCTCGGCCATCGTCCAGCACATCCTGGAGTGGTGGCTATCAAGAACGGCGAATCGCGTGAAGATGGCAGGCTGGCAGTGTGCAGCGCGAGGTGAGGCATGAGCAGCGTGGAAGTGTACGAGACAGCCCTGCGGATGTGGGAGCGGTACGGGTTCGGCCTCATGCTGGCGACCTTCGTGCTGTGGTTCGTGCGTGTGGACATCGTGCTGCCGATGGTGGAGTCGCATCAAGCGTTTCTCCGGGAGATGTCCCTGACCCAGCGGGACATTGCGGAGGCCGTCCACGAACAGACGCGGCTGCTGTACGCCTTGCAGCCGAAGGTAGCGGCAGCGAACGGGGTGGACGAGGGAAGGAACTGACCCGATGCCGATGAATCACCGGTTATTGCGACCAAGGGCGAGCCGATCCGTCGCCGGGTTTGACCCTGCCGCAGCGGCCTACATCACTGCGGTGGAAGCGGCAGACGGTCAGGCACTGGAAACCGGCGTCCGCGATGCGATCAACACCTTCATCACCGGCTGCAAGTCGGACGGCATCTGGTCGGCCATCAAGGCGAGTTGCATCCTCATGGGGGCAAGGACGCTTGCTGGGGCGTTGACGCCGCTGGCTGGGGCGGCACCGACGAACAACAACTTTGTCAGTGGCGACTACAGCCGGAGGGCGGGGCTGAAGGGCAACGGTAGCAACAAGACGCTCAACTCCAACCGCGCCAACAACGCAGACGACAAAGACAACTGCCACGCCTACGCTTATGTTTCGGGAGCGCCAGGAAACTTAACCATAAACGGTGTTTTTGGCGCTGGTTGGTATGCGGGAAACGACCGATTCCTTGCATGGGTTGACCAAGCAAACAACCTCGTCTACACGTCAGCAAACAACGCCGCCCAAAATATAACGCAAGCCACGCGGTCAATAGGGGGCTGGGGCGTGGCTAGGAGCGGCGCTAGTAGTTGGGAATGGATGCACGGCACCACGCCCTATGCTCGCAGCGAAGCCAGCGTTACCCCAGCAAGCGGTAATGTGTTGTTTTTTACTGCAGGCAACGTTGGGGCTTCTGCGAAGCGCATGGCTTTCTACTCGCTGGGGGCTAATTTGTCGCTCGCCACGCTGCATGCGCGTGTGTCAACGTTTTACAACGCCATCGGAGTCGTCATCGTCCCGCAGGTGTCCAACGCCGATGCGCAGGATTGGCTCAACCGCGTCTATGACAACGGCGGCACCGTTTCGGCCACTACGGCGAGTGCGGTCAACACCTTCTGCAACGCCATCGACGCGGCTGGCATCCGCGACCGCTTCTACCGGCTGAACCTGTTCTGCGGTAATTCGGATGCGAGCCTGATCGCGGTGCGAACGCCGCTCTATCGCAGTCAAGTGCCGGGTGGCACGCAGTTTGGCAACACGCTGGATACGAACGTCAACTTTGCCATCACCGACTATGCGGAGACGGGAGCGAGCGGGGGACTCTTAGGCGACGGCACCAGCAAATACCTCTCTACTGGACTGACGCCAGCCGCGATGCCTGAGATTGCAACAGGTCACCTGTCGGCATACATCCCGTCGCTTGCTCCTGGCAGTACCCGCGCGTTGATGGGTGCAGCGAGCGGGTCGCAACAGTTTCAACTTACTCATCGCTTGACGGGCGGAAACCAAGTCCAGGTCCGCGCCACATGGGGCGGAACTTCAAGCAGCGATGACACCTTCGGGGCCGGTGTAACGACCCTCCCAGGCGGACTGTGGACGATCACTCGGACGAGCAGCACTGCGATTACGAAGTACAACAATGCCACCAGCAAGGCGACAGGAACAACCAGCACAACGCCGGCAACACATACAAATGGCTGGTTTGTCCATGCCAGCAATTCAGCGGGAACGGCGGCATCTTTTGCTAACCACAGGATTCTTTCGTACAGCATCGGCGCAAGCATGACCGCGCAGCAAGTCTCTGACTACAACGCGGCTATACAAGCGTTCCAAACCGCACTGAGTCGTAACGTATGACC